ATTTAATATAAGGTTATTATAGCAACTGTTGTTACATATACAACCTCTAGGAACAAAAAAGATTAATTAATTAACAATCATCAAATGTAGGTTTAAGAGCTAACTTATGTTGTTGTACTTCATCAATGCGTGAGTCCGGTTGCTCATCTTCATGGGTATCACAAGTTGCACAATACTTAGTATCAGCTTTGGCATGGATGTAGTTATCATCACATTCGCAATCCCAATAATCATCATGAGTTAATACAGGCAATTCTTTCATTAGTGTATTCTCCTACCGTGCTTAATAACTGTTTGTAATTTCTTCCAATCTTTAGGGGAAAGAAAAGATTGAACTTGATCAAATTTCATACTCATTAAATCCATTTGATACTTAATACTTAGTAGTACTACTTCTTTCTCATACGGACTGAGATCATTGAATTCTTTACCTTCTAAATTATCCATATCTCAACCCCAATATTTCAAAGTCATACCATTGTAAGACCTCATCTTTAAACTCATCCCAACAAGCAAGTAACTGTATTCTCTTAACAGCACACTCATATGCAAAATCCTTATCCTCAAAAACATCAAACTCATTTACATAATTTTTAAACATTCCTTTCAGTAAACGCAAGGCTGTTAACCTAGCATCATCATAATTATTCATAGTATCTCCTATTCAATTTATTAACAGTTGTTATTGTAATCTATTATAAAAACATTGCAACCCAATTTGTGCAATTAGATATAGACATATCGTACCCTATCAACTAGACTACAATTTTGGAATGATAATAAATGAGAATTTTAGGATAAAAATTGAGTACAGATAATAACAAATTAACTATTGAACTTGCAGAAAAAATACGCAACAAGTATGTACAAGGCTTAGATACAGAAGGAGATAGAAAATATTTCTCCATTGATGCTTTGGCTATAGAATATGGAATTGCAAAAAGTACTCTCTACAAATGGGCACAAAAAGAATCATGGAAGTCTCAACAAGAAAGATTCCACCAAGAGTACCTACAAAAATTAGACCAACAACGACAAGAACAACTTGTAGAAGAATCTAAAAGTTTTGATAGCACTGGTTTAAAGATAGCTAAAATATTAATGAATGAAGTAGGAATGTTATTAAACGAAAATAATCAAAGAAGGACAGCAAACCCAAATGACCAAGAAAAGTTTACACCACAAATGGTTCAGCAGTTAGGTAACGCTGCACTACAAGCTCAAAAGCTAGGTAAATTAGCCTTGGGTGAATCCACTGAAAACATGAAACTAAATGCAGAAATTAAAGACACAACAGCATTCAACGAAGCTATGGAACTCTTGGATCAGATTGGAAGAGCCAAGCGAACTGGCGACTTGGGCTCTATACACTAATTGGCTTTCTACAGCTAGAGAGAAGCAACTACCGCCTGAGGAAGATCATTTTATATGGTTGATACTTGCAGGTAGGGGTTGGGGCAAGACAAGAACTGGTGCACAGGACATTGCATTGTATGCACTAAAAAACGAAAACACTATATCAGCAGTTGTTGCTCCTACATTTGGAGACCTTAGAAGGGTTTGTTTCAATGGACCGTCAGGCTTGATGTCTATCATACCTAAAGAATGCCTAGATACTTCTTTTGGCACAGATGGTTATTCTGCAAGTGTCATGGAAATAAGACTATTTAATGGCTCTAAGATAGTTGGATATGCAGCAATCAATCCGGAACGATTAAGGGGACCACAGTTTCATAGAGCATGGTGTGATGAGTTAGCTTCTTGGAGATACCCTGAAGCTTTTGACCAATTAATGTTTGGTTTAAGGCTTGGAGAAGACCCTAAGTGCATTATTACAACTACACCAAAGCCAATACCAATACTAAAAAGTTTAATTGTCAGAGAAGATGTCCATGTTACCAAAGGTAATACTTTTGAGAACTCAGATAACTTAGCAGAATCAGCCTTGGAAATGATGCGTGAAAGATATGAAGGCACAGCATTAGGAAGACAAGAACTATACGCAGAAATACTTGACGATATAGAGGGTGCATTGTGGACACACAAACAAATTGAAGACACTAGAATAAACAGAGATACCAAAAAAGATTTTAAAACGATCATTGTTGCAATAGACCCTGCTGTAACTGCAGGAGAGAATTCTGATGAAACAGGTATCGTGGTAGTAGGCAAAGACATGAATAATGAGTATTATGTATTAGAAGATGTCTCAGGCAAGTATTCACCAGACGAATGGGGTAGACTAGCAGTGAAGACATTTTATGATTGGGAAGCAGACAGAATTGTTGCAGAAACTAATAATGGTGGAGACTTGGTTGAAAGACTTTTGAGGAGCGTTGATAACAATATTCCTTATAGGTCAGTAAGAGCTACTCGTGGGAAAATGCTTAGAGCAGAACCTATAGCAGCACTTTACGAACAAAAAAAGGTTCATCATATGGGTGCTTTCCCTGAATTAGAGACACAAATGTGTACTTATGTGGGTCAGTTGAAACCCAGTCCTGATAGATTAGATGCTCTAGTTTGGGGTCTTACCGAACTAAGCAAATCACAGGGAACAATTAACTGGAGAATTAGCTAATGGCAATTTTGGATAACATAAAGAACATCTTTACTGGCAAACCTGAAGTAAAGAACTCAAACATGATGGGTTATTTTGGTGTAGGTACTGAAGAATCTAAGCAATATAAATATGAAGACCTAGCAAAAGAGGGTTACCTAAAGAACGCTATTGTCTACAGATGCGTTAATGAGATAAGCAAGGGTGCAAGTTCAGTTCCTTTTGTATTAAAAATGGGCGATCAGATTATAGAAGAACACCCACTGATAGATTTGTTAATGCGACCTAATCCTCTCCAGTCTTATAGTGAGTTCTTCAATAGCCTATATGGTTATGTTCTGCTTAGTGGTAACGCTTACATCTTAAAGGTAGGAAGCGAAATGGGAACGCCTAAAGAATTGCATCAACTTAGACCTGACCGTATACAAATCAAAGGTGGTGGAAATCCCATGCCTGATAGATACGAATACATGGTCAATGGACAGATTAGAGAATCATACCCTGTAGATCAAGTGAACGGATTTAGCGAACTAAAACATATTAAGCTATGGAATCCATTAGACGATTATTACGGTCTCAGTCCAATGAGTGCTGCCGCTGTTGAGGTAGATCAATTCAATATGTCTAGTAAACACAATGTTAATCTTTTGCAAAATGGAGCAAGACCTAGTGGAGCTATAATATTTAAACCACAAGATGATGCAGGATTTGCAGTCAATCTTACTGAATCACAAAGACAACAACTTCTCACCGATATGAACAATAGATTTGCCGGTAGCAAGAATGCAGGTAGACCAATGTTGCTAGAAGGAGATTTTGACTGGAAAGAAATGGGATTATCTCCTAAAGATATGGACTTTGCTAATCTTAAACATATGAGTGCAACAGACATTGCTCTTTGCTTCGGTGTACCAAGTCAATTAGTTGGTGTTCCTGATAGTCAAACTTACGCTAATGTTGCAGAAGCTAGACTGGCTCTGTATGAAGAAACAATTATCCCTCATCTACGCAAGGTTTCATCAGACCTGAACGAGTGGTTAGTACCAATGTTTGATGATAGATTTTCATTAGAGTTTGATATTGATTCAATACCTGCATTGTCTGAAAGGGTAAAGCGTACCTATGAAAATGTAACAAGTGCTGTAAGGGAAGGCATAATGACTCGTAATGAAGCAAGACAACAACTAAACCTTGAACCAGTAGACGGTGCTGACGCACTATACATATCTGCTAACCTGTTTCCTATATCTGACGGTGATGTTGAAAAGCCAATCAATCCAGTAAACGAAGAAGACTTGGAAGACTATGATGAAGATGAAACTGATAAAGCAATAGCTCAATTATTAGAAGAAGAAAAAGCACTATCTGATATTGACACGAAGCCTACAAACTCTATGGCAGAAGAAGCTGCTAGAGGTCTACAGTGGAGAAAGAAATATAACAGGGGTGGAACTACAGTTGGAGTTGCAAGAGCAAATCAATTAATGAATAAAGAAAATCTATCTGTTGATACCGTATTAAGAATGTACAGCTTTTTTTCAAGGCATGAAGTAGATAAGCAAGGGCAAGGTTTTAGTCAAGGTGAAAAAGGCTATCCAAGTGCCGGAAGAATTGCTTGGGCACTATGGGGTGGTGATGCAGGTTTTTCTTGGTCAACTAAAGTTAGAAATCAAATACAAAGAGAAAGAGATAAATAAAAAAATGCTCTATGAATGGCTTAACTTCGTTAATGCTAGACCCTTTACTTAGTGCAAAGATGCTCATAGAAACTATGTCAGAAGGTTAATTTTGGTTACATATGATTAGAAACAAACAAACCAACAGACTTAATGATTTTAGAAGAGGTAGGGTTAATACAAGGTCTCAATATAGAGAACAACTTGTTATCCGGAATAATCTTGAAAAACAGTTCTACAGAAAACTAAACACACTCTTTAGAAAGTTTCTTAATGTACAACTGTATCTATACAGAGAATTTGGTTTATACGAACCACAAATAGCATCACAAACTCTTAATGAGGATTTTTTTCCATTAATGCAATCGCATTACAACAGAGTATTTAAAGCTGTGTACCTAAACGCAGAAGATAAATTCAATGAGCAAAAGCAAGAAACCTTCGTATTTGGTAGAAGCATAGATTTTGAACAAGTGGTTATTAACTACTTTGCCACTAGACAATTAGTTCTATCAAACATTACTGAAAGTTTAGCAAACAGAATTTCGTCAGCTATAGAAATAGGAAGGTCAGATAACTTAACGCTACAACAAATAGCTAAATTAGTATCAGACAAATTTCTACCAATTAGCAGAAGTCGTGCTGCACTTATAGCAAGAACCGAAACACATAATGCTGCAAGTTTTGCCAGTAATTCATACCACTTACAAGTACAACAAGACTTAGGCACTAAAATGCTAAAGCAATGGGTATCAGCTAATGATGAAAGAACAAGACCTAGTCATTCACAAGCTAGTGGTCAAATAGTTGATATGGAAGAAAGTTTTATTGTTGGTGGTGTACCAATGAAATATGCAGGAGATTCAGCAGGTGGTGCTAAGAATGTTGTGAACTGTAGGTGCGTTATTGTTTATGTAGATGAAAGAGATATAATAGTCTAGTGTTGGTAGTGAGTTAACGGAGACACTTTAACTAAAAGACCCACTACCATTTTCAGCATCACTAGAAAGACTGTCATTTACCTTTTAGCCAGTGCCTAAATATATTTTAACATTTAAATATCAAATTCATCGTACATTCGCTGAACTTTTTTAATCCGATCTTGTAAAGCAGATTCTACAAATTTACTAAATACGAGTCCGTGTTTTTTACAGAACTCTTTTGCATCTATCTTTACTTCTTTAGGTATGTTGATTGCAACCACGCCATATTTTCCTCTATGTTTATCCATAATTATCTCCACCACTTAGGTTTATTTGTTCCCTTTTCCCATTTAGCATAATGCTTTTCATTAATCATATAGTTTCTATAAGACAATATATGACTATCTGATTTGTATTCTAACGGCATAGCTTGTGCAAACTTTGTTAGCTCACCTTCTTGTATATCCATAGGGAATCTAGCAAGACCATCCCATAACTTAGTCCAACAAGCATGATATTTGTCATAGCGATTGTGATACTCCTCACATAAAGAAACGAAATGCTCTAACACCCACCTATAATTTTCGTGTGTTTCTCTTGTCCATATAGTGCAAGGGTGGTTAAGAAAAGCAGGTTTGTATAAATTGAAATCATCGCAGTATTTCTGTGGTGATAATACTCTGTGTGCTGTGCAAAGCATTTGTGCTGTTTCTAATGGCATCTTTACGACTAACTTATCCGGTAATGCTCTAGCTGATTTAGTAGGGCATCTGTGTACTGCAAATATATTCATTTTATACCCTTTTTAAAAGATCAATCTTTTGTGCAAGAT